CTGTTTGAGTCGGCCACTGGTGATCTGGCTCCGAAAACTGATGCTGGGGCCACCTACAACGCTGGTACTGGGACGTTGACGGCGACGGCTTTCGCTGGGCCTTTGACAGGGAATGTCACCGGGAATGCTTCCGGCACGGCAGCCACCGTCACCGGGGCCGCCCAGTCGGCTATCACTTCGACCGGGACCCTCACTGGGGTCACGGTTAGCGGCACAGGGACAATCGGTGTCGCTGTCGGCCAGGCCGTGGACCTGGACCGCAAGACCGCCGATTACACTTTGGTACTCGGTGATGCCGGGAAGGTCATTGAGATCAACAGTGGGTCTAGTGAGAATGTGACGATCCCGCCGAACTCGTCGGTTGCCTTTCCTACGGGTACGCAGATTGTGGTCGTCAGGTTGGGGGCCGGTGATGTCACTATTGTTGAGGGGTCTGGTGTGACTACCCGTTCGGATGGCGACAAGGCGAAGATCAAGTCGCAGTATTCTTCTTGTGTGCTTATCAAGCATGAAACGAACGAGTGGTACATCCTCGGTAATCTGGCGTAGCCGTGGTTATCTCGCAGGCGTTCATCGGGGCGATTGCTGGTTCTGGTGTTGCGGTAGAGGACTTTGAGGCCCTTATAGGGTATGTCGTTCCTTCGGATACCGGGTCGTACACGTTGACTTCTGCTGCTTCTGCCAAGGCGTGGACTGAGTATCAGGATTTGTTCTTGATTTCGCAGGTCAGGGAGTCAACTGGCGGTACTGCCGCAGGTGGGGTCATCGCTCAACTGAACGGCTCCAGCACGCCTTACCGGATTGAGTACGAGTACGCCTACGGGACGGTCGGATCGCACACCGCTGTGGCGTTGCGGGAGAACAACAACGGTGCCCGCATGGGTTTCTGTACCCGTGACGGTACCCATGCCGACGAGTACGGGGCAGCGATCACGACGTTTGCCGACATCAACTCTGGCCGGTGGAAAACGGTGGTGAACATGGGCGGCGTCGATGTGAACGGTGCCGGTGGCATCAACTTGATTACGTCGATGTGGGAGAACACCGCCGCTGTGACCTCCATCGTCATCAGCCCGTCCAGCGGAGCGAATCTGATGGCGGGGTCACGGTTCGACCTGTACGGGATAAGGGCTGCGTAATGGCTGACGCTTGGGAAGCAATCGAAACTGTCACTCTCAGCGGGACTTCTACGGGGGTGACGTTCTCGTCGTTGACGACGGACTACCAGCACCTGATGATCAAGATGATCGCCCGCACCGACCAGAACACCACTCCCGGTTACGACTATGTGGGCGTCAAGTTCAACGGCACTTCTGGCGACTGGGACAACCTCGCCGCCTACGCTTTAGATACGACGCTGGCCGGTGACAACGAGTTGAACAACGCACAGGGCAAGGTGCGGGCAGCAGCGTGCGATCCGATGAACGCCGCCGCCTTTGGTGTCATCGAGGTGGTGATCCCGAACTACCAGTCCACGAACCAGTACCACGGGTTCAACTCAATCGGCGGCAAGGCCGGATCGACTTCTGGCTTCACCCAGTTCAACGGTTCGACATGGCACGCATCCACCGCAGCGGTCACCTCGGTCACGTTGGAACCGGGTGGTGGCACGAACTTCGTATCCGGCTGCATCTTCACAATGTACGGACTGAGGGGTTCCTGATGGCTGCTTTGGAACTGATTGAACAGATCGTCGTTGACGGGTCGTCGCCTTCCAGCGTGACGTTCTCGTCGCTGGGCGCCTACCAGCATTTGATGATCGTGTCTTCGGCTCGGTCGTTGCGGAGTGGCAACGAATACGACGGCTCCAACACGAGGTTCAACGGCGAGACATCAGGCAACAACCAGTCCCACTACGCCCTCATTCAGGCCGCTGTCGATTCTCCGACCGGCGGCAACATCCTTGGGGCGTCAGGAGCGAGCGAGAACCGTGTCGCATACCTGTTCGACTCGGCAGCAGCAGGCGCTCCCGCCAACTACTTCGGTTACAACATCGTCTACTTCCCGAACTACCGGTGGGGCGAATACAAGAAGGTCATCGGACGGTCGTCGGTCCCGAACGACGAGTTGGACGCATGGTCGTACCAGCAGACAGTCGCTACCGGTTCGTGGCGGTCAACGTCTGCGGTGACCTCCATCCAGATCGCCGCCGGTGTGACCGGCTGGGCAGAGCACAGCACCTTCACCCTGTACGGGATCAACTCGGCATAAGGAGCAAACATGCCACTCACGAAGATAGTAGACAACGTGGTCATTGAGTTGACCGCTGAAGAAGTAGCAGAGTTGGAGGCTCGTCAAGAAGCCTACGATCTGGACCTTGGTCAAGTGCGAGCGCAGCGTAATGCGATGTTGTCTGGCTGCGACTGGACACAGATCGGTGACTCGCCGCTGACCGACGAGAAGAAGGCAGAGTGGGTGACGTACCGTCAGTCGTTGCGGGATCTGCCTGCGGCGTACAGTCGTGTGTCTGAGGTTGTTTGGCCTACACCGCCTGGCTAACCGATGGCTTACCGGTCAGCACTTCTCTATCGGAACCCTGGCCACTACCAGCCCGGTGTATTCGATCTTCCATACCGGAATATCAGGGCGTACCGGAACGAGGCCAGGTACCGGTTAGGGATAGATGATCCGATTGGGGACACTGGTTCTGGGGCAGATACCCAGAGCCTGTCCGTTGTCCTCACATCGACCGATACGGGTTCTGGGGCGGAAGGAACCCCATCCTCCATCTCAGTTACCCTGGAGGGTGGCGGCCCGGTCCTGGAGTGGGTTACCGGGATCACGGATTCCCATTCTGTGGGTGTCAGTAGTACCGATACCGGGTCTGGGACTTCTACCCAGATCAGTGGTATTGCTGCCAGTAGCGCAGACACTGGGTCTGGTGCTGACGCCCATGGCGTTTCGTTGTCGCAAACCGAATCGGGGGACTTTGTTGACACATTGTTGTCAATTGCTATGGCAGCCACCCAGGCCGATACCGGGACGGGGTCGGATGCCAGCGCCCCCGGTATCGACTTGTCTTCTTCCGATGTCGCAGTCGTCAGTATGGGTGGTATGCCGTACCGGTCGAACGAGGATTACCGCACTTACGGCAACTACCGCCAACTAGGGGAGCAGACAAACGTAGATATCGGGGTGGAGGAACTCATAACGGCCCTGGAGGCCCTGGGGGATCGGGTCTTTAGCGATGAAGAGACCGCTGCTATCATGGAACTTACTAATGGCCCGATTGGAACTGTTGCGGGACCATTGAGTCTGCGTGTCGATATGCACTACAGAACCAACAGGGCAGGGAGATTCCCGGGAAGAATGAGGTCTAGAAGGTAGTGGCTACCACAGTCTCAACGTCCCTGGGCGCTCTTATTGACGAGGCACTGTCAAGGCTGTACCGGCATTCTGAACGGCCTTTGCAGGTCACGATGACCGGTGCTTTCAGCAGTACGTCCGATACGACTATGAACCTGGCCACTGGCGACGCTTCCAAGGTGGCGGTAACGGACGTTATCGAATTGGAGCAGGAGGCGCTGCTGGTCACGGATGTGAACACCACGACTGACGTTGTAACTGTGGCCCGGGGCTATGCGGGAACAACCGCTGCCGATCACACTGGTTTGACAGTGCTGATTCAACCTGGCCATTTGCGTGCCGACATCGCTCGGTTTGTGCAGCGTTGCGTGTCTGGCCCTATGAATGTCTACCTGCCCTATGTGACATCGTCTACGGCCCTCAAGTACCGTGAAGCGGGAAAGCAGTATGTCCTGATGGACGCTGATACCCAGCGGGTGCTTAGTGTCAGGCATTACATCGGGACCACCGGCAGGATCATAGATGTCGGGGGGTGGCAGTTTGAAGAGGACATGCCGACCGGGCTGGTTTCCACGGGTAAGGCGCTAAGAGTTCCTTCCACCGTGGAGAACGATGACGGTTTGATCGTCACCTGGGTGGCCCCCTGGTCGTGGACGGGGTCCGGTGAAGCGGCCACTATCAGTTTGCCGTTGGCTTCGGAGGATTTGCCGTCGTTGTGGGCTGCCGCCTATGCGACTACGGGGCATGAGATTACTCGCCTGGACTTGGATCAGATCGAAGAGTGGAATCAGGACGCTGCGGTGAGGCAGGGGTTCAACGTGCGCCTTATGCGTGAGTTGTGGGGCGAGTTCTACCGTAGGGTCGATGAGGCCCGGCGGGTTCAGAACCTGCCCAGGAACAGAACATTCCGTAAGATGCCGAAAGTGATCGTGTGAGGTGAAAGACTATGGCTAGGAAATACATCAACTTCTGTGAGGGGACGTTGAACGCTGGCATAACCGACAGCGCCACTACGGCCTACGTCAACTTCGCTACGAATTCTGCGATCCCTGATGACACTTCTTGGGGTGGTTCTGACTACATGGTCATGGCTATCGACCCGGAGGCGGCTGAACATCAGCCGGAACTGGTGAAGGTGACCGCTATCAGCGGGAGTTCCAATCCTTACACCCTGACGATTGCTCGTGGCGGGACGGAAGCGGAGACTGGTTCCAACCTGGGCGGTGGGGCTGCGGCGGCTTGGGACAGTGGCCGCAAGGTTGTGTTTCCGGCCACGGCCCTGAGTTATGCGTAATGATGCACAAGGTTGGTGGCGGGAAGTTAGGCGCAGACGGGATCGCAGGCGGGCCCTTGCACGACACCCCTACGGTGGTCGTGACAAGCATCGGCACGGTCACATCGAACCCCCATACCGTTGCTTGGACCTTTGCTCAGGCCCAGGGGGATTCCCAAGAGTCCTACCAGGTTCGATACATCAACGACGCTGGTTCTACTGAGTATCTAAACACCGGCTGGGTCACGGGGGCTGCCTCCTCGCACCAAACCGACCTGTCTACTATCTCCGGCCTGGATCTACATGGCAACACGGACCTGACGGCTGAGGTCACTGTTCGTGGCCCCGCCGACATCGGTGTGGGTGACGCCGATAATTACACCAGTGCCCCGGATACGGAAGATTTCACAGCCTTGAATTTGGGGGAACCTACGTTGGTTCCGGGCGATGTGGTGTTTGGGTCGACAAACAAGGGAACTGCTTCTACCTATGTGATGAACTCTCTGTCTACTGTGACCCTGAATTGGACTTACGCTCACGGTGGTACCGGGGAAGCCCAGCAGGCGTACCGGGTGAAACTCTTGGAGTTTGAGACAGATGTGGAGTTGTTCGATACCGGGTGGGTCACCGGGACAGCGTCGTCTTATGTCTTGAACTATGCGTTCCTGGATGACTTCAAATATACGATTTCGATGCAGGCCAGGAATGCGAACCTGGCACCCACGACGTAATGGCTGCCGACACCATTGTCCTGGAAACGGACTTCACGGAACCTGCTGACATTGCAGCGTTGGACACTGTGGGAACGGTGTATGACGTAGCCATTGACGGCACCGGGTACATCCTGGCGGAGACCCAGGAGCAGGGTGCCGGGTATGAGAAGACCACTATCCCTTTGATCCCCGACCGGTTGGCGACGGGGGACACCCCGTTCGACCAGGCGGTGGAGCGGTATTCGTTTGGGTCGGGGGACTCTTGGGTGGGCGGCCAGGGTCAGACGTTCCTGAATCGCCAGGACAGCGACTCTACGATGTTTCTGTCCAGCGAAGGCCTGGACCCTTTCTCTGAGCCGGGCTCCATCAAGTTGCTCCCGTCGACCCCGGAGATGTTCAATACCACCTTCGCTACACCCAGGCTGGTGGTGGTGGGGACCACCCTGTATGTGCAGACCGCCGCCGATCAACTCACTCACTTCACCGATGTGGGGACACCTGGTAGCGGGTCAGCAATCGACCATGAACACGGTGGCGCTGCGGTAACAATTACAGATTTGACAACTGACGGTCAATTTTGGTATGCGGCCTGTGGGACCAAGGGGATTCTGAGAGGGACGACTTCCGCTATCACCACCCAGTGGAACGCTGCGGTGGCCCATAGCATCGCTTTCGCAGCGGGCCGGATCTGTGCCGGGGTGATCGCCAACAGTTCGGCTACTCCGAATAGGTTTACCACCTACTCCATCGGAGGTGGCAGCGATGCGGGGACAGAGGAGCGTTCTGGTGGGCACCTGACGCTAGGCCAGGGGTGGACTGTGGGGAGTTTCACGGAAGCCAACGGGCACATCTACTTCTGCGCCTACAAGGGCAACAGGGGGATGGTTTACGCCTGGCCCCTGGGCCTGGACAGCAGCGGTAACACCCAGTATCCGTTTGTGGCCTGGGACCTGCCACCTGGGCTGTGCCCCAGGGAAGTTTTTTCCGCTGGCGGTTCAATCTTTGTGAGGGCTTACCGGCAAAGTACCGGTAGCACCGGTACCGCATACATCTACAGGGGCCTCCCGGACCCGCAGACCGGGGCCCTGACCCCGTTCTTTATCACCGAACTGGCGGCCAAGGCCACCACCGACGACCATGCCGTAGGCGAGTTCACTGCCAGAGACAACCAGGTGTTCTGGGGGTGGAAGAAGATGACCTCGGGGAACAAGACGGGCCTGGGGTGTTATGACCTGGAGACCGGCGGGTACGCCAAGTTCTTTGAGTCGGACGATTCGACTGCCGGAGATGTCTACGGGGCGGATGTGTGGCAGGGCCGTGTGGTCTATTCGGTGGCTGGGACAGGCATCAAGAAGGAGTCGACTACTGCATTTCTGACTGCCGGGAATCTGATTGGGTCCCGTATCGACGGCGGCAGTGCCCTGGCTAAGGGCTGGGACGAGATAGTAGTCCTGACTACCCCGATTGCGACGGGCTGTTCGGTGACTCCCCATGTGTCGATTGACGGGGGGTCAACCTATACGGCGTTGTCGACCCTGGACACGGTGGGTGGTGTCTCTCAAAGCACGAGGCTGTCGTCGTCGTCCCGGTCGATCCAATACAAGGTCGTGTTTGTCGGCAGTGGTTCGGCCACTACGACACTGAACTTCGTGCAGGTCAAGTACCACGCCATCGGCTTGCGTGACACAGTGGTGTCAATCATTGTAGATTGCGGGGACAATGTGCGGGGGGTGAACGGTCGCCCTTTGCCTGAGAACGCACCAGGGGCCGGGACATTACGGGCCAGGACTTTGGCGGCGTTGACACAGAGAAGAGTGAACTATCAAGACATTGACTGGCCTATCACTAAGGCCGCAGAGGTTTACGAGGTTCTTCAGGTCCAAACTAGCGCCCTGGGGGTCTACGACAGGTCGCAGGCGCTCAAGCGCCATCGACTCCTGGCTACCGTGGTCCTAAGGAAGGCGGACTGATGGCCGACGGCGTAGTAGACGACCTCAAACAGGTACGGATTTCCAAGGTCACCCTCGGGTTGATCCTCGGTGTGGTCACGTTCAGCGCCGTAATCACCTGGAATGCCGCTTCGGTCAGCAACCGAATCATGTCCCTGGAGCGGTCTGTCGCCATTATTGAACAGAACACGGGTACCGACAGTGCGGTGCTGGCCCGACTGGACGCCATCGAAGAGGGGATCTCCACGAACGCCACTTCACTGGAGAACTTGAGGCTGGCACGGGTGGAGGACTCCCGGAACTTTGCTTCCTCGGTGATGGTTGAACTCATTGCGGGGGACCTGGAGTCTTTGACCCGTAAGGTTGACGCTCTGGCAGAGGGTTCTTCCGATACGTTGAAGACACTTGAGTCCATAGAACAACGCCAAGAAGAAATAGGCTGGGAACTGGGCGACCTTTGGTGGCGCTCCGACCTGGCCATAGAGGCTTGTCGTACCAGGAACTGGTGCGACGAGTGGTACAAGGAAAACTCATACCGATAAAGGGGTATACCAATGTTTACGAAGGATCTTTTCGAGAGACTCGCTGCCACGTTCGTGCAGGCCGCCCTGGGAGCCCAGGTTTCCAACTCAATGTTTGACCTCGGGGTCAACGAGTGGAAGGTAATGGCAGGGGCGGGATTTGCTGCTGCGTTTGCTGTCCTGAAGGGCGTGCTGGCTCAGAAGATCGGCACCAAGGGAACTTCTTCTCTGATTGACTGAACGATGTCAAAAAAGGTTTGCGAGAACTGTGGGTTTGAGCCAGATCCGAAGGAACGTCCTACTATCTGGTGCCCGGAATGCGGGAAGTCAATCGACCCAGCGGAAACGTCTGCGGCGTTGAGGTCGATTTCTGTAAATGGCTTCATAGGCGGTGCGAGCCTCAGTCCAAAGATGGAGAAGTTCAATGAGACTGGCGATCCAGCCGTCTTTGCGAAGCCTGGTGCCCTTGACTACGACCCGTCGCTTGCTGGTTGACACCGGAGCGTCAGTCGCCATGTTCCCCGAACTCTTCGAACTCGTCTTCGTAGAAGACGGCGTCTAGGGCCTGGTGCCGGTAGTGGGGGAGGAACATTTCCCCGTCCGGGGTCTCATGCCATACGTCTATCCGCTGGGGGCCGCAGGGGCACTCCCCTGTCGGGTGTACCTCATGGATAAACACCGGTTCCGAAGGGGCATAGTGAAACGAGGTAGGTAGTCCTTCCCCCGTTTGGGAGGTCCAGACAGCCCAGGTTTCACTGCCTGCTATTAGGCCCATGTCAGCCTCCTGCTGGGTGGTTGGAAAGGAAGTCTTCGTAGGCCTCCGGCGAGTTGAGGACAATCGTGATACCGGCTGGGGCATCCGGTCCCTTGCCGATGGTCATGGAAATTGTGCCGACTAGCGTGCCAACAGCCACTAAAAGTGCTGTGATGGCTGCGATCAGTTTGGTGGCCCGGCCCATTCGGTCAATCTACATCCAAGGTGTAGTCCATCACCAGGTCCTGGACCTGGCGATATAGGTTTTCAGTTGACCCGTTGTTGTCAATGACTCCGTCCCAATCCTGGAACTCGTCCAACTGTTCTTCCCCGGCGTGTCGGAGAGACTGGACTGCCCTGTCAACACGGTAGACCCGTCCCCCGGCGAGCCTGATGCCCATGACTTCGTTGAGGTACCGGACATCAGTGATGACGACGTTTATGCCGTTCTCGTCCAGGTCTTCTGCCCGCTTGATGATCGGGCGGCACCATACGTCGGGGTCCAGGATCTCCCGGAGGCCATGGCCCAACTTCTGTAGAAGGCCCCGAACTTCCGTATTGTTCTTGGCCATTTCCCAGCCCATGGTGTCGACCATGGCTTTGAGGGTGAAGTAATACTCGGTCGATACGGGGTCGACCACGGGGTCCATCTGGTATAGAACGTCCCTGACCAGGTCTGCGAACGCTAGACGCTCCCAGCCGTGTTCTACTAGCCACGCTCCTGCGGTGTCTTTACCTACTTGCGCCCGATGGCCGAACCCTACGATCACGAATCTTTATCGTCCTTCTCTTTGGCCCACTTCTCCCGCAGTCTCCGTTCGTCGGCCTCCCGTATCTGTAGTAGTTGCTTCCGGGTAAGCGTCGTGTCTTCACCCAACGATCTGATCGCCATGTCTCTCCTAGTTCCATTCTCGGTTCTTTGCGAAATACTTCAGCCAGGCCGTTCGTTCGTCCAGTGCGGCTTCCATGCGTCGCACTTTGACCTGGCGGTAAATGAGGCTACAGAAGAGCGAGCCGTTGCAGATCGCCAGGAAGGCGTTGAAACTCATATCTCCGGTACTTCCAACATGGTTTGACAGTTTGATGTCAACCAGAGTTGGTTCACCAAAGCGTTGACGGCGAAAGCCGGTATGTCGGCTTCATCGGCCAGGCGAGTGAAGTTCTCTATGTCGATGATCCACTTGCCCTTGCCGTTCCTGTCCCTGCGGACCCGTTCCACCGCTATCAGTTCCCATATGGGGGCTATGAACAGTCGTGGATCGTCAGCCCCGACGTTGTCCCTGAGGAGGAAGAAGACATGCGGGTACTTGGTGCAGGCCCGTCGAACCGTTAGTTCGTCTATTACGAACAGGTTGCGTTCGGGGAGCCCGTCGATCAGGTGCCAGCGTTGGGTGTAGTTCTGGTTCTTCTCTTTGATTTCGACGTAGTAGCCGGGCACCCAGATGTCCAGGTCATCGGTAGCGTCGAAACGGGTGATGACCGGCAACCCCATGGATGTGGCCACATATTCCTCGTAATGCCTGGCATTGGAGAAGTCGTGGATCTTTTGTTCTTTGGTCCGCCTATAAGGTTCGTTCATTTTCCAGTTCCTCTGGCAGGCCCAGCAAACTCCAGGCCTCCAGTAACTCGTAGAGGAACTCCGCATCCACAATGGCAACTGTTCCGGGCGATTTTGACAGTCTCCTGTCACCGTCCGCTGCCACGATGGCCCATTGGTAACTGCTAGACACTTCTCGGATCTTCCGAACCCATTCCCGTATGTCCCACTGCTTCCGGTGCTTGGCCTCCACAGGAAACGGCACCCCGGAAAAGTCGTCGGACTTGTTGTTGGCCTTGGCCCGATCCGCTTCAGGCCAAATCTCCTGCAAGGCGACAAGCACTTCGTTCTCAAAGGCGGTGCCTTTGGCCTTGGAAGGATTCGACATCGCATCTCAGTTTACTACGGGAGGCACCCAGCCTCCGGCCAATGCCTCCGCCAGGCGTCCGCCAGGCAGAAGAATGCCCTGGACATCGAAGCCGTCCAAAGTCTCCTTGATCTTGGTGGCGGCCTTCCGGCCTGCCGTGTCATCGTCCAGCACAAGGAACGTCGACTCGTAGGGCCACCCATTGAACCAGCGGGCCTGCACAGCCCCGGCCCCTGCCGGGAGACCATAAACAACATGTCTCTCGTCGTGCCGTAGGGCCTTCGTCAGGCACCATGTGTCTGATTCCCCTTCACAGATCCAGGCGTGGGTAGCGTCGGGCCTGTATAGGACGCTGTATAAGGCCACGGTAAATCGGCTCCCTTTGATGCTGAGTTTGGTGTCTGCACCAATGGTACTCCTGGTCTTTATCCCCACAATCTTGCCCTCGTGCCAGAACGGCACCCACAGGGCGTACTTGGTTACCTTGACTCCGAACGATTCGATGTCTTCCAGGGTCAGGTAGGGCCATTTCTTTTCTACCCTGGCCATGGCATCTGTACGAGATGATGCACAGCCATCTGGTTCATCGTTGAATCTGCCAGTCAGGTCCGTGAGGGGCTTGGGAACTATCGGGTCCCGCTTACCGTCCATGCCTTCCGCTTGACACAGAAATGTCAAAGCACGCCAGAAGTTGCAGCCCAAAACCATCTTCACGAACTCAATCTGGTCTCCGCCCTGGCCTGTAGAGAAGTCGTAGAAGTCGTACTCGTAGATGTGAAGGCTGGGAACATTCTCTTCGGGGTTGTGGACCGACCTGATCTTATGGGTGCTGTCGGGCGGGTCCAGGGCCAGCAGATCCAGGACGGTCTCCATGCGGACCTCAGCAGCAATCTCCTTCATTTCTACTAGGTCATCCACCGAACTCTCTCTTCCGCTCCCCGGTCATGGAATGGTTCTCTTCGACCGCCGCCTGGGTCTCCTTGTCCTCGTACAGGCGCAGCATGTGGATACAGATGTCGTACTCCTCCTCGTTGATGCGGTCCTCTTCCTCGGAGGTAGGAATCCCGTCGTGCTGCACGCACACGGGGGGCCCTACAAAGCCTGCTTCCATCCCCTGCCGTAGCCATCCCCGAAAGTCTTCAGGCCCCATCACGATGCTCCTTCTGTTCCCGGAGGTTCTCCACCTTCAACTTGGCCTCTAGTTCAGAGAACGCATAGTCGACCATTACCTCGTCGTCGTAGATCCGCCAAGCGGACCGGACAATCCCGGCCCCCAGGTAGATGGTCTGTGGTTTCACCGTTACTCCCATTTAGAACTCCAGTTGCCCACTGGGCAGGTCGGATGGCATCGGGACAAGAGAGCCCGTTTGTGTGTCGAAGTAGTGCCTGACGCCATCAGGGTAGATCCCGCCGGATGAGCGTGTCTTGAGGAACTGGAGTCGAAAGTCGTCCTCCATGGCTACCCGCATGTCCTGGCCCAAGCCGGGGTTCAGGCAAGGTCGGAAGGCCCCAGCGACGTAGTCGGCGGACATCTCCCCGCCGAACCTGGCGTCAGTCATTGAGAGGGGCATGTGGCCCTGGTTCCCGTCCCCTCGTTTGACCTGGTGCAGGACCACTAGGGCAATGTCCTCCTTCCGGGCGAAGTCTTTGAGAGCCCACCCCAGTTTGTCCACGCTTTCTACCTGGCTCATACCTGGGGACTTGACGAGTTCCATGTAATCGACAACAGCCAACCGGGCCCGCTGGCCAAAGTTGTCTGCGTACTCTTCCAGGGCCAGGCTCATCGCCCTCACGGACAGGCCCGGTTCGTCCTCTATGGCCAGCATGGGGTAACGCTCCTCCGCCTCTTTGACCCCTGGGGCTTCCCCGGTCGCTGAAAGTGACCGTTCAATGTCAATCGTCGGCGTGTTGCTGACGATCCCGGCCAGCCGCTGGAGTATGTACCGGGCGTGCATCTCCAGAGAGAAGAACACCATGGGGGTGGTCTTGTCTTGGTTGGCTATGACGTTCAGGGCCCACCAGGTCTTGCCGACGCTGGTGCGGGCCAAGAACAAGAAGACCTCTCCGGGGGCGATGCCCCCGTTTGTTCGGGAGTCGTAGAGGGGGTAGCCGGTGGGGATACGGGTCAAACCCGAAGTCGCCCACCGGCCCAACTCCTCGCCAACCTCCTCTAGTCGGCGGATAGACACTGCCGTCAGGCGACCTTGAACCCGGCGGGGATGTCTAGGTTTAGTTGCTGGAACACCCAGTCAGGGGCCCGGGTCTGGAACCTGTCGGACTTGACCCACAGGCCCACCTTGTATTCGCCGCCCTTGTCCAGCAGGTTCTTGTGGCGGAAGTCGGGCGCCGATGGGTTGCGCTTGTCGTTGAGGTTGTTGAACCAGTCGTTGGGGTTGGTGACGAGAGCGTCCTTCCACTTGTCCTCGTCGCTGGAACCGGCATGGATCGGACCCGCAAGAGGCCCTGGCGCTGGTGCCGGTGCCGGTGCCGGTGCTGGTGCCGGTGCCGGTGCTGGTGCCGGTGCTGGTGCCGGTGCCGGTGCCACCGGAGCCGCTGCCGGGATCGCCTGGGTCACGACGCCAACTGCGATCCGGTCCTTCAGGTCGTTGTGGACAGTCTCCACCATTGCCAGGTACTTCTCGCCATCACCTGTTCCGCAACAGATCGAACCCGCCACCTTGGCGGCCACCTGTGCGAGGATGGCATCTTTCTCTTCTGGGCTGTAAGCCAATGTATTTTCTCCTTAGGAGTTGGTTCGTTCCAGGGCCTCACCGAATGGGCACTGCAACCAGTAGTCACAGAACCTTTCGGAGCAAAGAAACGAGGTTGTATTCGGCATAAAGGTATTACCCTCAATGAGCCCCGTCGTTATCAGGGCTTTTGACTTCACAGCGTCAATCTGCTCCACGGTGCGTGGTGCGTCGATCCGCTGAAAGTCCCCCTTCCATGATGCAATGTCATAAGTGAATGTGACTTTGTCATCTTGAAGGATCTCTCGCAGGGCTCCGATGTAGAACCCCGGCTGCGGCGTGTTGCGGTGGCTTTCCTTGTTCTTCTGCCACTTCTTCTTAGCGGTCTTGTGATCGACAATCCGGTGCCAGCCGTCCGGTCCCTGGAGGACCAGATCGACGGTCCCCTTCCTGACCCACATATTCTCCTCGTGGGGGGTGTCGTCGGTCAGGGGCAGCATGACGGACTTCTCCACCATCTTGACTTCGTACTCGTCCGGCCAGACACGGCCCTGGTCGAAGTAGGCCACGATCAGGGCAGACAGCATGTTCTCTGCGTCCTTGAGGTCCAGGTCGACCCGCTGTTCCCGGGCGGTCTCCTGCTGGTAGTTCCAGGAGAAGATTTCTGGGTCCGACCGGGCGATCTCGTTGTTGAGTTCGGCCAGGGCTTCTGCGATCACATCGCCCTTCTCTACGAGGTTCCCCTCCATCCGCTGGACGTAGTAGAGCGCAAGGCCAGCGTGGTAGCCGGTGCCCATGGCCCGGTTGATGTCGGAGGTATAGACCCTGTCGGGGGCCTTGGAGTAGGACAGCCTCAGGTGGCAGATTTCTGCGGTGTTGATGTCCGACTGGTGGATTTCCCGTGGACGGAACTGGTTGAGTTCCTGGGGGTCCAGCAGTCCTGTGGTCTTGGGGCTCAAGTTCTGATCCTTTGTCCGTCCATGCGTGCTTTAGCAACCGCCCAGTAGACCTGGTGGGGTTCCAGGTTCAGGTCGGAGGCGATGGACTTCGCATCGTCCCCCATGTCGTAGCGCCTGATGATCTCTCGCTTCTGGGACCGGTTGGTTGAGGTCCTATTCTTGCGGTTGGGTGTGACATTGTGGATGTCGAAGATGTAGTAGACCCAGCCACGGGTCTTCTCCAGGCTCTCGCTGATTTCTTTAGGGGTCAGTCCCTGGATGTGTAGGAGGATTGCCCGGGCCTCCGCACCGTTCCAGCGGGAGTCTTTGAACGCCTGCCTCACGGTCTCAGGCGTCACTGACAACACGCCAGCGATGTCTTGAACAGACACACCGAAGGCCCACAGGTGCCTGACACCATCTGATATTTCTTCCCCGAAATAGCCCGCCAGCCGGGCGTTCTCACAGGCCTGGCGGATCTTGGGGGCGTTGATACCGAAACGGTTCAACTGGATACTCACAGGGCTAACCTCATGTTCTCCCTGGTCAGCACAGTAATCTCGCATCAACACGGAGACCCAATCAGGGTCGGGAGCGTCGATAGCCTCAGCGATTGTTTGCAAAGTGTTCCTCCTGTTCCAGGCGGGCCCGCTTGAGGCGGGCCCTCCAGTACCTGGTGACTGGTCAGTGGCAGTTAGCCTATCAGGTGTTTTGGAGGAAGTGGTGGACCCTAAAACAGGGAGTCCTGGGAGTCGTCCTTGTCGGCTCCTGGGGCCATGAGATTGTCCCAGGTCACAAGCCCAATCACCCCATCCTTTGTCAGCCCCGACGCCCGCTGAAACCGGATCGTTTCTCGGCGTGTGCGCCACCCGAACCTGCCGTCCGGTGGGCCAGCGTCGTAGCCCTTCGCCCCCAACTGGCGTTGAGCAATCTCCACGGCCTTGCCTTTAGACCGTCGAAATCGGAGGGGCTTTCGTGAGACCTCTATGCGGAGACCCTGGACAAAGAGCGCAATAG